ATCGAGGGATCGAGTAATTATAATTGATACACTTCGAAGAATCGAAATAAGACCACGACGCAACGCGAGCAGAAGGACGAGGCATATAACCAAGAAAATCACCAACGCCAGCAGATACGAATTTTCGCGTATAACGGCGATGTTGGAGGAGGCAAGATAAAGGTGTAAGTTTTCCATCTACGGTAACATATTTATCCGAAATCTCTTCGGGATTAAATTGAATTTGTTTAGTAACATATTTGACACAATATCGAGCACGCTTATGAGTAGCCTTCGATAGCCACACAAAACCAAGGTCTCGAACAGCAGCGCGAATTGTGTTGTAAAGAACGTCGGTGCCGAATAGAAAGCCATGAAAATGCAACCGAGGCTCATTTCCCATTTCAGGGTGTGTGCCAAACTCTTGGAAGAAAGCGTGCTTAAACGAATGACCGAGCTTATGTCGCAAACGCTCATTGAAACGTCGAATGAATCGAGAAGGATCGAGGAGCGCCTCATTGTAATAACTCGGAGCAATCGTTATTGTAATAAAAATAGCCTGCCGACTATTAGCTTTACAACGAGTTAACTCGCGTTCCAATCGAACGAACCAATCATTACGCTGACGACGCAAGCAGTCTTCGCACTTTCCACAAGGAATCATAAGCCATTGACGAGCAATATCCCAGGGACGAAGGGCGAGTGCAGACTTAGCAACATCAGAACCGTTACGGCAAGGATTTTTCTTGTCGAAATAACGGCGATTTCGTATCCATATGGGAGAAGAGCAAGCCATTAAAAAAGACTTCTAAGGCAATCAAACTTAATATAAGGATTAGTACGACGACAACAGGCAAGATAATCATTCGCAGGGCTTTCATCGGCAAACCAGGCGATAATAACTCGCTTTCTGCCGCGATATGCGCCAACAGAATAACGATGGGGGACACTATTAATAATAGGGGAAAATCTAGGCTTGAAATCGAAATAATCCATAATTTAAAAATATTACTTGACAACAATTACTACGTTTCGCCGGCCGACAGCCTTAACGGCTGGGACGCTGCGCGTCTTCGGCCTCCATGGCTACACTTCGTTTGGGTAATAACGGTAAACCGGTGAATAAAAAAACCCGCAGGAGAGGAGAATCTCCTGGGGCTCAACAAGTTAAAGAACTCTTCCACCAAGCGGGCGGATCACTACTCTAGTGCCCTTTCCCTTCTTCTTTCGACGCGCTTTCATTGTGAGTCAAATCAGTGCTAAACATAAGAACAAGTGTATTATCGAAAAAATCAATCGAAAAATCAGGATACGCAATCAGGGCCTCTACAAGGCTCGGAATCCGACAATGATTGATATAGGGCGAAGCAAAGATACAAGAATGCTCTACAAAATCAGGAACAGGCGTATGCTCAAGAGTAGCAAGGGGTAATGTCGAAAACTGATCGTCTTTAATACAACCTACCTGAACAAAATCGGCCTTAATAGCCGGATTAATGCGGCGAATGACTATATGAACCTGTGTCATAATAATATAATTTAATGTTTCATTTAAAGCTTATCGTAAAAACGCCTCCAAGCATCGGAGTGTTTAATCCAGAATTCGTAACCCTCAGGAGTTGAATGAAATAGAAAAGCAGAGGAGATGAGGGATTCGGGACCAAGGCTAGGCCTAAGATAAACATATCGGATGTGAGCACGCAACAAGTCTCGAAAGGTTTCCCGAGTCGTAGAGGTGCGATCGTAGTTCGCCCTAAAGGCGGTGAATATTCCGCGGCGAACGAGCCACTCAACGAATGCGTATTCTATAACATCGATCGCCAGCCTGTCAACTTTGGAATTTTTAGTTTTTTTCATAACAATACGGTTATTGGTTTACAATGCAAATATAATAACAACAATCTAAAATGCAAAAAAAAATCAACAATTCTAGCGAGATCTTCGAGTAGTATTATACGAACTTGAGTGAGTGCCACGAGTCATCTCTGTTTTCGCATAACCAACAAGATTTCCTTTCGAGTCATAACGAGTCGTAAGGGAAGAGCCGGCAGAATCACTCGTAGAACCGCCAGCAGAGATAGTCTTAGATGCACGAGACATGCCTCCACGAATTATACCTGCACCGGCGATACTAGCGGCCGCACCAACTAAAGCTTTAGAAATTTCAACATACGGGTCAACCTTCGCATTACGAAGGGCAATACGAGCTTGCTCGGGAAGAAAATCAGAAGCATTCGCCTCATTTATAATAGTTTTATCGTAGAAGTCTTTAAGCGACATTGAGATTTTAAAAGTCCTAGGACCAGGATTTCCACGGGTAATAGGATTTTTGCTTCTAAGATTTTCTGAATACTGAGGATTCGGAATTTCAATATCAAAACGCTTTTCCCAATTACGTGCGAGCTCATTAGCAGTATCGAGATTATTTAAACGCAAAGACTCTATGACTTCACCAGCCTGTTCGCCAAGAATTTGATTAAGAGCGGCCTGAGTATTCATCATAAAAGCCTGTGCGGACATCACAGCACCTAAATGATCGTTCTCGATATTCAAGCGGCGAACCTCTCCAGCAGTTAGGGCAGCTTGATTCTTTTTTTCATCAATAGTACTCAAAAGAGTGGCATCTGAAATAAAAAGCGCATTCCTTTCAAGGCTCTCCTGTACCTTAAGAACATCAGTAACGGCCAAATTATGCTTAGTAGCAGCCTGATCTAGAGCTACGCGAGTTTGAGCCATGAGAGTATATAACTGGTGGCCAACGTTTTGATCGCTAATTGATCGAGCCTCGGCATTGTCGCGATTGGCAGCAGCGGAATTACGGTCAACCGTAGACTGAGCAACCATATTCTGTGCAATAGAAGTAGGATCAGCAGGAGCGAAGCCACCGGAAGCAACAGAAGCGCCTCCCGCAGGTCCAGAGGCGGAGGGCATAGAAGCAGTGCCGCCCGACATGGTAGCATTGACGCCAACGCCAGAAGAGCCTAAAACGGCAGCAGGCGTCACACCAGCCTTTAGGTAACGATCGAAAACCTTCGTAGGGTCATTATAGGCGTTCTCGTAATCGAACTGTTTCTGCCAATTAGCATAGGAAAGCTCCGACTGCTTTTGCATTTGCTCTAAAGCGTACTGCTGTTGAAGCTTCATTTGCTTTTGCTGAAAACGCCATTGGCGGCGGGCGTTCATTCCTCCGAAAAGCTGACCAAGAGCGCCGGTGATCAAGCCAGTAGTACCAGTAGAAGCAGCAGACTGACCGAGAGCTTGACCAAAAGATGCAGCAATGGGACCAATAGGAGCAGGCATACTACAGATGAGTTAAATTATTAGAGCGGATAATATAATCAACACGAACAGTGTCAATATGAACACCGCTACGCTGCATCCTAGCCTGGGCAGAACACGAGGCAAGAAAGAAGGCGGCTAAAGCAGCAACGATAGACGAGACAAGCGTCCAAAACGCCTTCGACTTATAAAACGGTTGTTTGATATCAGACATGATAGTAGAATTTAAAGAACGATAGAAAAATGCGCGACCTCTCCTGCAGTCGTTACCAATAACCTCTAGCAATTCACGAACTCTTGCAAGAGGGGTCCGCGCACGTAACATATATCGTCAAGTAAAGAATGTACTATTTTTCTTCAGAATTAGTAGACTTCGAGTCAGACTTACTCCTATCTATCATTGAATCAATAAGTTCTTGACCTACTTCGAGACCGTCAAACTTATCCATACGAGAGAAGGAATTAGGGTCAAAATCGATATCAGGGTTGAACTTCTCCCCCTTCTCGAAATCAGAAGGCTCAACAACCACATCCGGCCGGCCGGGAAGAACATCGACAGAACCAGAGCCGTCGAGAACAGACATGATGCGCTGACCACGAGAAACATAAGTGGGAGCATCCTCAAGAAGCCAATCAAGTGCCATAAAATCAATGTATTAACGATTAGTCAAACGGGTTGCAAAAGTTTTATTAATAAGGTTCTTTTTACGAACACTATACGACATATTCACAAAAAAATTGTCCTCAAGGTTCGAAGCAAAGGGGGAATTAACTTGCGACATATCGACAAACAGAAGGGGATAATACGACTTACTCGAGCCACCGCCGAAGATATCAAGAGAACGCTGTTGGACCCAATAAGAGTAAAGAGAATTTGCGCCAACAGGACCCTGAAGCCGAGAAATCTGGCCCAAAACTTCATCGTAGGAAGACCTGAATTCATTAAAACAGGGCTCCTGAGCAAGAACAACAGACGAAGCAGTAGAGGTCGACGTCGTAAGACGAAATGCAGGAACGTCTTGATATCCAATATCGTTATAAATGGGATTGAAGTAATCCGGACCTTGATACGAAAGGTAATCAGGAGTAATTGAGGCCCAATAATAAACTGGACGAATACTCAGCATATCAATCAGGTAACCAGGCTCACGAAAATAGTAAGACTGAACGCGACCGAGTCGAGAATTAAACGCAATAGCTCCACCTTGCTGACCAAGAGGGCCACCAGTCGACGACCCAGTAAAATTATTTTGGCCGGCTTGATTCATGACAATCTGCACATTAACGGTTTGCGAAGCGGAAAAAAGGAGTTTAGGACGGTCTACGTGCTCAATCTTCGAAGCAAAAAACGTCTCGAGCCAATCAGAATAACGACTACCACCAGCACCAAGCAGGTCCTTGTATTCCTGCAAACGAGAAGCAATGGCCAACTGAGGAATCGTCGAGACACCGCTCATCGAAACGGCGGAATTTGAACCGGTAGGAAGCAAACGGCTGTAACGGTCGGGATTAGAAGGGACAACGGCCATAGGATGAGCAATGACGAAATAAGCGAGTTCCGAGGAGCCGGTAGTAGACCCAGAGGTAGAAAATTGACTCGAAGGAGTGGAAGCACCCCAAGTTGCATAACCAGCGGAAACAGTAGGAACCACAGATACAGGATAACCGTCCCCCGCGGAACCAGCGCCGCCAATGTCAGAACGAATAATCTGATAGAAAAGGCTGAACCGATTGTAAGTTCCATTCGTAGAAGGCACCGAGGAAGGATAAAATTGGGATTCAAAAAATGCGTCTAAATACTCCAAATTTCCATAACGCTGTGTGAAGAGCGAAGGGGAAGAATTGTATCCTACAATACGAGAAGGGCCAGAAACGCCGTCCTCGCTACTGTACAAATACCAAGAAGCAGGCCAAGCGAAGGAATATACACCCCATTGAGAATAACCGTAATAATTACGAACTATATCCCAGTAAGCAAGATACGAATCCGCATTAACCCACTGAGTATGAAACGTACCAGCAGGGAGGACGACACCAGCAGGACCATTGATACCGGAGTTGACACCATGGAACGAATGGCGCAACCAGAAATTCAACGAATTTGTAAACGAATAACTACGACCAAAAACAGAGCCAGACAAAGCGTTAGGAATCCAATTCAGACTCAAATTGTTCATGTCAAATTTGCTACTATTCGTCCTCATCTCGGGGTGATACAGCTGCAGAGGCACCCAGAAACGATGAAGTCGAACAGTATAGGGATTAAACGTCGGAACAGCAAGAGGATTACTGCGGACGTCAATGCCCTGCTCGATAGAGACGCGGTCACGGGCGTTGATAAAATCGATTCGCACCGGATATAAAATACCCGGTGTACACGTAAAAGCCTTACTCTCAGGAACATCGTAGCGAGAGTAGCCGTTTACAACGTGAGAAATAAAAGGTTGTTTCCCCATAAATTAAGTAATTAGTTGAAGTTTATAATAATCTCTCCAAAATTGAAAGATATCCAAATCGAGCCAAGTAGGGGGGTCAAAGTCGGGCATTTTCCGAGAGGAGGCAGAAAAACGCATTACTTGCTTTTGTTCCCACGTGTATGACGCTCTACGGGATACGGCGGAATTGAGATTGAACCGGTCAACACACAAAGACACAATACGCTTAACCAAAGGAGACTTGCTAAAATGTGCATAAGCGTCAGCAGCGGCAATCGAACGCATGACTTCGTCCTCCGATTTAAGATACTTAAGATAGTATCGAGGGATCGAGTAATTATAATTGATACACTTCGAAGAATCGAAATAAGACCACGACGCAACGCGAGCAGAAGGACGAGGCATATAACCAAGAAAATCACCAACGCCAGCAGATACGAA